GTCCAATTTTGGAACTTGCACATAGTTTTGGCACTGGGAAAAATGGAGGCCGCATGAAGCGGGGACCAAAGCCACAAGCGACGCACCTCAAGCTGTTGCGGGGCAATCCTGGCATGGCGCTGAATCGGCTGAACTTCAACGAACCGAAGCCCGATGCGCTTGCCGATGTCCCCGGCCCGCCTACGTTTTTGGTCGGGCCTGGTGCCGAGGAGTGGCGCGTCGTTTGCGAGCAGCTTAGGCGACTTGGGATGCTGGTGAAGGTCGATTTGCCTGTGCTGGCCGCCTATTGCCATGCCTTTCAGCAATGGCGCGCGGCGGTTGATATCCTGGCGAAGATGGCGGCGGACGATCCGGTGACGCGCGGCCTGCTTATCGAGGGAAAGCCGAACCCGCTGATAGCGGTTGCGCATCGGGCTTCGATCGACATGGTGCGGTTTGCCAACGAGTTTGGGTTCACGCCGGTCGCGCGTGTACGTATTCAGGCGCCGGCGGATGGCGGCAAGCCCAGCAAGTTCGGCGAGCTTTTGGCCGACTAGGTTATGCTCGCACCTCAAGCAAAGCGCAGCGCGTATGGCAGGAAGCGCGCCGAGAATGTGATCAGTTTTATCGAGAAGCTGACGGTTCCATCCGGGACCGGGCAGGGCAAGCCGTTCAAGCTGCAGACCTGGCAAAAAGCATTCATCAAGGACATTTACGAGCCGCACATCGGGCGCCGGCGCGCGGTGCGGCGCGCGATCCTGTCGGTGGCGAGGAAGAACGGCAAGACGGCGCTGATCGCGACTATTGCGCTGGCACATTTGATTGGTCCAGAGGCGCTCATCAACGGGGAGATTTACTCGGCCGCCAACGATCGCGACCAGGCGGCGATCGTGTTCAAGTTTGCGCGGCAGATCGTCGAGAGCGAGCCTGAGCTAGCCAAAGAGATCGAGATCATCACCTCGACCAAGACCATGTTCGTGCGACGCACCGGATCGATCTATCGGGCGGTGAGCGCGGAGGCTGGCACCAAGCACGGGTATTTGCCGAGCGTGGTGATCTACGACGAGCTGGCGCAGGCCAAGAACCGCAATTTGTACGATGTGCTCGATACCAGTTTCGGCGCCCGCGAGGAGCCGCTGTTCATCGCCATCTCGACGCAGAGCAATGATCCTGAGCATATCCTCTCGAAGCTGATCGACGACGGCATGGCCGGCGCCGACCCGGCGATCGTTTGCCATCTGCACGCCGCGGCCGAGGGCTGTGACCTCGACGACGAAGCACAATGGGCGAAGGCCAATCCGGCGCTCGGCAAGTTCCGCGACCGCGAAGATCTGGTCGCCGCGGTACGCCAGGCCAAAAGAATGCCGGCGCACGAGCCGAAAGTCCGCAACCTGTTTTTGAATCAGCGGGTGGCGCCGGTCGCATCGCTGATCTCGCGCGCCGAGTGGATGCTGTGCGCCGGGCCGGTCGAGCTCGCCGACCAGGAGGAGGTCTATCTATCGCTCGATCTCTCGAGCGTCGTCGACCTGACCGCGCTGATGGTCGGCTCGGTATCTGATCCGCTGCGCGTCGTGCCGTATTTCTGGAAGCCAACCGATCATCTGACCGAGCATTCCAATCGCGACTTCGGTAGCGGCACGCACCGCTACCAGCAATGGGCGGAGGCCGGGCATCTGCGGCTCTGCCAGGGCAAGACGATCGATCCCGAGACGATCGCGCGGTTTATCGCCGATCTGACGGTGCGCTACCGCGTCAAGGGCCTCGCGTATGACCGCTGGCGCATTAACGATCTGTTGCGCGAGTTCGATCGCGTCGGTCTGCAGGCTTACGAGGACGGCGAGAAGGGCGGCGACGGGCTGCGCCTCGTCCCTTGGGGCCAGGGCTTCAAAGATATGGGGCCGGCGATCGATGCGCTCGAGCACGTTGTGATGGAGCGCAAGCTCGTCCATCCGGGCAATCCGATTCTGAATTGGAATTTCGCCAACGCGGTCGCAGTGCTCGACCCGGCCGGCAACCGCAAGCTCGACAAGGACAAGGCGCGGTTCCGCATCGACGGCGCGGTGGCGCTTGCCATGCTCGCCGGATTGCGGGCACGCGATTGCCGAGCAAAGCCTGTCGATATTGAAAGTTTGATTGGATGAAACCAACGGAGAATAAACCCATGAAGCGACTTCTTGCTGCGACCGCCGTCCTGGCGGCGCTTGCCCTGCCGGCGGCTGCCAGCACCGTCCTGCTGGGCGGTCAGGCTTGGGACACCACTAATTCCGGCAGCCTGAGCCTCGGCAACGTGGTGCCGGCCGGCAATCAACCGCAGAACGCGCCCTGCGTCATCTGCGGCGCGAACCAGCCGCAGCAGCCAGCGAACTTCGGCTATAACGATTACAGCAACAACGGAAGCGTGTCCTCGATCACCGCCTTTTCCGATCAAGGCAACGGCGGCCGCAACACGCTGGCCGACAACACCTTCGCCACCGGCTACACCGTCGGCGCGGGCAGTCCGTTTCTGGCTTTCCTGTTGCTCAACGGCGACACCAGCCTCGGTTTTAGCATCGGCGTCGATGTCAACGATACCAACTCGCCGCAGACGTTGAATTCGTTTTTCTTCCTCGACTTCACCACGCATACCGTGCTGGCGTCCTTTACCGGCGGCACCACCGGCAACGTGCCATCGAAAAACAACGGCACCGGCTTCCCGGACTACTCCATCACCGGCGCGCTGCTCAATCTCAACGACGTTCATGTGGGAGATACGATTGGCTTTGTGGCTCTCATGTCAGGGTTGAACGACGGGCCGGACTCGTTCTTCATCGAGGCGGCACCGGCGGCAGTCGTGACCCCATTGCCCGCGAGCCTGCCGTTCTTCGCCGCCGGTCTTGTTGGTTTGATTGGTCTGGTGCGCAGGAGGAAGTCCAACCGGATCGCGTAGGCTGACGTTGCTTCCCGCTCCGTCAGCTCACAGGCCCGCCGGGATGATACCGCCATCCATCGGCATCCCGCCCGGTGGGCCACCATGACTGGACAGCCATGATTCCTCGGGATGCCGGGGCGAAGGCTTGGCACCATTTCTACAGCACCAGTTATTGGTTGCGTCGGCGGCAGTTGCAGTTGACCGCGCATCCGCTCTGTAAATTCTGCACTGACCGCGGCGCGGTCACCCGCGCAACCGTGGTCGATCACGTCAAGCCGCACCGCGGCGATTGGAATAAATTCTGTCTCGGCGAGTTGCAATCGCTCTGCGCGAGCTGTCACGACCGCTGCAAACGCTTCATCGAAACCCGCGGCCACAGCATCGAAGTCGGCGACGACGGCTGGCCGATAGACCCCAATCATCCGGCGAACAGGAGTTGAGCCATGGCGCTTGCAATTGTGGATGGGCCGACCATTAAGGCCGGCGAGTCGCTTTCCGACGGCGCCGACTGCTCGGGCGGAACCATCGTGCGGATCACGATCCCGCAAGAATTCACGCCGGCCAATCTGACGTTCGAGGTTTCGAGCGACGGCAACCTCTACAACGCTCTGTTTACGGCGGACGGCGGCGAGGTCACGGTCGCGGCTCGTCCGAGCACCGGCATCGTGGTTTCCGAACGTTGGACGAAGTCGATCGGCTTCGTGAAATTCCGCTCAGGCTCGCGCAGCCATCCGGTCGCGCAAGCCGTGGACTGCAAATTCGCGATTGCTGTCGAGACCATCCCGGCGGCGTAGCTGGAAATGAGGAGACATGCCATGGGTATGCGCCAGCGCCAAGGCGATCTTTATCCCGATCTCGACGAGTCCTACATCGATTTCATGAGCCGTTGCGGCGACGAGCTCGGCGACCAGGATGTCTGCCAATTGATCTGGGAGGATGCTTGGGACGAGGACAAGGGCGCTGCCAAGGACATCTGCTTCAAGACCCATGCCGGCCAGGTCAACGGGTTGGAGTTCGTGTTGTCGGACGAAACGCCCGACCGCATGGACGATGTCATCATGGCGGATTCCTGGGATCTGGCGTCGTTCCAGAAAAACCCGATTGCGTTGTTCAATCACAACAGCAACGCGCCGATCGGCAAGTGGACGCGCGTTCGCGTCGTCGACAAGCAGTTGCGCGGCCATCTCGAGCTCGCGCCGGCCGGCACCAGCGATCGCATCGACGAAATCCGCAAGCTGATCGACGCCGGCATTCTGCGCGCCGTCAGCGTCGGCTTCCGCCCAAAGGAATCCAAGCCGCGGCCGGAATCCGATTACGGCGTGTTCTTCACCAAGGCTGAATTGGTCGAGACCAGCCTGGTCTCGGTGCCGGCAAACCCGAATGCGCTGGCCATCGCCAAGTCGCTCAAGATTTCGCCCACGACCATCGATCTCGT